AGATGGTGGTGCAGGAGCGGGAGCAGAAGCAACGTTCTGATACCCCTGTGAAGCCCACTGATTGACCACGGACTCTCTCTGTGCTACTGCTGCCTGCTTCTGTGCATCATTTCCTGCCGCATATGCAGCATCTGTCTCACGAATAATTCTAGACAATGTATCAAAATCAATTGCCATTTTATACCTCCACCAAATATGCTGTAGTTTCTATTCCTTGAAAACTTTTCTTATATTCAATATTATAAACAACAAATCGTTTGTCTTGTGGAGAAATAATGTCAATTCCTAATCCTTGTTGATCCTTGTAGTCAATATTTACAATGTCTCCGATTTGCATATTATTCGTACCAAAGAGATTTAGGCCAACCACCTTCTTGGGAACTGAAACCTTATCAACAACCCATCCAAAAATTCCTTCGGCAACATCAGTTGATTGAATATATGGACTATCAATTGGGGTAAACTGATTTACTCCATATCGAATTCTACTATTCTTAATCCTATTGTATTCTTCTATAACTCTAAATGGATTAGTTATTGTACTTGAAGTTCCAAGTTCAGTTTCTGATACAGTGGATTTATTTTTGAAATACTCATCTACAGTAAGAGTATACGTTGTATTTTGAGTAAATGCAACACCTTGAATTCTCAAATAGTTTCCAGATGTGTCGTCTAGATTAAGATTAAAGTCTGTGCAGTTAAATACTAGGAAGTCTGCTCCGTAAGATCCTGCATAAAATCCAGAAACGCTGTAGCCTTTTACTCTGTTTAGCGTCTTCATCATTTTTGCATATAGGGCAGGATAGGCTCTGTCATATTTTATATTAAAGTATGCACATTCTCTTAGAATTGTTCCAAACTCTTCAAAATACATTAAGTATTGTGGAGATTCAGCACTACTTATTCCAGACAAATATGTTTTTTGAATTATTCCGCTTAGAGCATACTTTCTTAGAGCCTCTGTTGCATCGACTTCTCCATCACCAAACACGGCGGAAATTCCTTTTTGGGCAGTAAACGAAGTATTTTGAGAATAATTATTTGCAAGAGCATAGACATTTTCAAATATGCATCTTGAAGAGCCTCTGGTGAAAATAACCATGTTGTTAAATTCTGGAAGAGGATTGGTATCATCTACCGTGGCAATCTGCTTGCCATTCATATAAAGATAAAACCTTCTAGACGATCCAATATTAGAATACTCAACTGAAAGATCATATACTGTAGTAGAAGACTCACCCGCTAATCTATTTTGTCCTAAGAATTCTCCAGAATCAACATTAATTTGTGCTAAACCTCTCCAAAGTCTATATGGAATAGCATTTCCATTTCCATCAGAAACTATTTTATAAAAATATATGTTTGAAATATTTGTTTCTTCTTGATCAATTGATGATGCAATTCCTCCTGTGCTAGATGTAGTAGTAAGTGCTGGACTAGCATCGATAGTATACTGAAAAGATTTTTTATTTGTGTTTACTGCTGTAATGACATACTCTCCATTAAGTTTTGTTCTTGTATTTAGTGGGTCGTTTGCATCGACAAGACCAGAAATTGTTATTCTTTGTCCTACCTGAAAATTAACTTGGCTTTCAGTATTTACAGTAACAACATTATTCGTACAAGACGGTGCTGGAGAACTAAGAATTTTTGCAACATTTGCATTTGCATTATTATCTGAAACATAACTTTCAACATTGTCTGCTGTCAAGGCGACTATTTCAAAAAAGTATCCGTTGTTTGTTTGCTTATTTACACCAATACCAATTCCCCCAGATCCCCCATATATTTTTACCTGCTGATCTGAAGAAGTTTCTACTAAAGGACCAGATGATGAGTAGAGGTTTTCTCCAGCAGATCCTTCGAAAATTGGGTATGATCCACTAGGAGTTTGTGATTTTTCAGTTCCTCCCTCTATTCTTCCAACAACTCTCATTCTCGTACCAAAGTGCTTATATGGAATGCTTTGCCCATTTTGATCAACAAAATCTTTGTATACATAAGAGATAAATGATGATGGACCAAGTGAGGGAACGCCCTGCTCTGGTATAGAAACATCTCCAAACACTGGTCCATTGAATACAAGACCAGATGCCTGTATTGTTCCTGGACCAGTTGTTTTTAGATAATTTATTTCTTCTTCTGCATAGTATTTGTCAGCAAGGAAGTTCTTAATTATTCCATTTCGTGTTGATGATTGAGCAAAGATATCTGAATTAACATACGGAGTTTCCTGAATTTTTCCTGCTATACCAGTCGTCATAGTTGTTGGATATTCAACATATGAGTTAGTTGTAAAAAGATATTTTGCTGAATCCATAATACAGCCGCCAACATAGTTTGAGTTGGTCCAATAGTTATCATCAGTTAGACCAGCAATATGTTGTGTTACTGGTGTTCCAAATTGTCCACGCCCATGTTCTTTAATTACCCCGTCTTTAAGATTTATTGTGTCATCAATTATTTCATATTCTGGCTTTGTATAAATACGGACGTTGCCAGTAGCATACATTTTGCCATTAAATGGGAGAGATGCCATGTAATCTTGATATTGCTGATTGCTTGTAATCCATATTGGTTCTGCTTGACCAGTTATGGCAAATTCTATAGCATCATATCGAATAATTTCTCCGTTGGCATAAAAATATCCAGAACATGATGGAATCCAAAATATATTTTCTCCAACATCAATAATGTTGTTGTATATTGTATTTAGTCTTACATATGGTAAATCAGCAGTAAGGTTGGTGTTGAGCGGAACTGCACCCAATGTATACCCGCTATTTTGTGCTACAAGATCGTTGATTGTTTTTAATGTTTCTCTTCCTGGAACTTCCCAGAGCAGTACTGGCTTATAAATATATTGCTTATATTGGTCTAGTTTCTGTGCGGTTTGAGTAGACCCAATTGATCTTTGGATATATCTTGTTGTATAGTTTATTTGACCATCATTATATACTTTTTTCTCATCTGATGAAAGATTTACAATGTTTGGTAGAGAAGAATCTTCTACTTGACCATAAAGTGTCATATCCGTTGCTCTTTCATCTGCACTGCTTGGAAGCAGATACTCTTTTGACATTACGACAAGATTATTATATTCATCAAAAAACATTGCAGACTGGCTTGCTATTGCAAGTTTTTGAAGAACTTCTGCACAGTTTTGATCTGGCTCTACAAAGAAGTAGGGAATTGTCATTTCTGGATATCCAGCAATTCTTTTAAATGTATAATTTGAGAACCCAATATAGTCCATTAAAACTGTTATGGCCCAACTCAGAGATACATCAGTAAGGAGAAGTTGTGGCGCTGGAGTAGATTCTAGATAGAAGAAAAAGTCCCTTAACTGTATGCTAACAATCGCTCCTGTACCGCTTGATTGTGGAAATGATTCGCTGTACATTGACTTTACTGGAATAAAGTAGTCATATCCATTTACTTGTCTTACAATATCATAAAAAAGAAATTTAACTGGCATATCTAAATATGGGGCTAAAATGCTTCCTGTATTTGTTTCTGGATCAAAAGTATTGTTTTGATTGAAAGAAAAATCTGTATCAAATATGTCAAGTTGTCCAACTGATACAGAAAGGCTTCCTACTGGAATTGATCCATTTCCTAGATCAGACAATGACTTTGTTACATTGAATCCCTGAACAATATTTCCAATATCAACAATAAGCCTAGGAGAAAATTCAATAAGATCAAATGTGCAGTTTGCCTTGTTCATTGTCTTTACAACAATTCTTATGCCATTGATAAATTCAAATTCTCTAAATTGAACATTTCCATTAACATTGATAAAGTAGTCTGGGTTTGCTGGCTGAGTAACAAAATTACTAGTATGACTTATTTCCTCGTTAGAAAGTTGCCAAGAGTAGTCAGGAACAAATGACTCCCAATCATCTTCATAATAAATCCACATTGTTCCAAGATCGTGTTCTGATTCTTTAACTAAGTATGCATATCCTTCAGGGGCAACTTCAGGAAGAAGGGTAGCGCTTGTAATGGTATCAGCAAACACATATACATCTTTATATTGATCTGGAAGTTGTAGGCCATATGATATCTCAATATATCCATCTGGACCAATAATTGGATTGTCTTCTTCATCAAGGGATGTTGAATCAAATTCCGCTATGATTTCCCAAGAACTATCAGCGTTGAGTTTTTCTATTCTCCACTCTGTTGGAGTAGTTTGATTTGCAGTTCCGTATAGGGGATCTGGAATAGATTCGTTTCCATACCTTACATTTCCAAGGTTAATATCTCCCACATTTGTTTGCATCTTTACAACTATTTTATTTGTTGGAATTTGATCGTTATATACAACAAATGGGGCAGCATCTTCAATATAAAACTGATTGTTTTGAGAAAATGATATTCCTCTTTCTACCTGCCTAAGAACCTCTGCATCAACTTGCCCTGGTCTTGGGGTTGGCATACCGTATTCTGTTCTATATGAAGTCCAATACTTAAAAATATCATCTCTATGTCCCATGTAGTATCTTGGCCTATTAACAATATACCCTTGATTTAATTCTTGTGCGTCAGTAACTGAATTTATTGGTGATGGATTTGTAATATATTGTGCTTGACTATATGGCGCACCAATGTTTCCTAGGTAAAGGGGCTTATTTATCCCAGACCTTGGTCTATGTGGCTTGATGCAGTCTTCTAGTGAATAGAGCAACTTCATTTTTTCTTTTTTTGAAATAAACAAAGTTGGATCATCGTTGTCATCAAATCCGCTATCTATTGCAATGTCAGAATCAGTAGCGTCAGTATAATAGTATCCGCTGTCAATTGGATCATAGTTCATTGGAATTAAGAAGTATTGAGATCCAGTGTATGTTGGTCGGTATCTATAGTTTCCCAGCCTTGCAATATTTCCTGGACGATTCATGTTCCATTCAGCATATATTGAAGTTTCTGTTTTAATTGTGTCAGATGTTCTGAGATGATCTGCTAATTCGGTGGACTGAAACATTATACCTCTTCCAGAGACATACTGATATTCCAGAAATCAAATCCAGTTGTCTTATTGTTAGACCACATGTTTCCTATTGTTGTTCCGCCTCTTTTTTCAATATTATAGTCAAATGATGCAAAATACATCTTTAGTACCTGATTATATCCATCAAGTCTATCAAAGTTTTCTACTCCGTCAACCCTAAACTTATCATATGCCAAGAATACATAGAATGGGCCAGGATGATCTTCATACCAGTTTACAATGTCCACCCCTCCTGCACCACCATCGACGGTATACATTGAATAAGTCTCAGGATTGTTTGTAATTGATCCATTTGATGGATCAAAATCAACGCTTTCAGAATATGCTCGTGATGGAATTCTTGTCCAAGATGTTGATAGATTAAGTTTGTCTGCAATCCAGTAGGAACGCATATTTCCATTTATCATTCTTTGTCTTGATTCTATTCTTTGTTGAGACAATGAAATTTCTCCACGATTACCGTCAGTAAGAATGATAAAGTCTTCCCACTCAGTTCCATTTGGTATATACTTGCCACTCTGAAGTGTTCCAGCATTGTCTGAAAGCAGAATGGCCTGTGGCCTCGTGGCTCCAGCCAAATAGCCTCTTCTACCCGTCATATACGCACTAGTAGCCACGGCTGCCCCTAACTCTTGTATCCTGCATCTGCTTAATCTTCATAATTGTCTTATTCGCAATTTCATCAGCGGAAGCATTAGCATTGCTTACACTAACATTAACGCTATAGTTATTATACATTGGAGCAAGAACATTTGTATTGTTTTCTGACTTAACTGAGACATTGCCTGCTGTAGATTCTGATGTTTTGTAGGTTGGCATTGCAAAAGATCCTTGGTTGAGTGCAGATATAAGTGGCTTTCCATATTTATCCACCATTGCCTTACGAATTACAAATTCTCCAGGAGTAAGCATGGCGGGAATTGAGTCCCTAGAACCAACACCCAGTACGCTTCCACCATAGGCATATTTTCTCATCATTCCGCCACTACCATATTTCTTGACCATTCCTCCCCCATACATTCCTGTTCCCATTTTTGCTCTGCCAGATGCTAGTGCTGCCGCAACTGCACGATCTCTTCTTTCCCTAATTCCTGCTAAAGAAGCATTATATCTAGCAACTCTATCAGCATATGAAACTTCAGTTTCGCCCTTCTTTCTTTGAGGAGCAATAAGTTGTGCCGCTTCTTCTTTTGCTAATTTATTTGCAGCATCAATTTGTTTTGCTACATCGTGCCACGCTGCCGCCAAATTGTCTGCTTGACCAGTGGCATCTTTAGTCACATCTGCTAAATCTGCTGTTGCCTTATAAGTGTCAATAACCTCATCAGTTGTTTCTTGTACCCTATTTCTTTGTTCATTTAGTTTATCAAGAACTTGTTGGGCTGGATCTAGTTGCTTAGTTCTAATATCATATATTTGACCTTCTCTTTCAAATATTCTATCTGAAATTTCTCTTATTTGTAGGTCAAGTTGGTACTGCTGATCCTTGAGTGGAATTATTTGCTGATTGCGTTCAAAAATTCTGTCTTCAATATCTCTAATTAATAGAGATGTTTGATATGACTGATCTTTAATAACTTTAATCCTTGCTTCTGCTTGCTCTCTTGTGAGGCCTTCTGAGGTTGTAAGGCCAGCAATAGCATTTTCCATTCCTTGCTCAAGACCAGCCCTGACTTGTTGCTGAGCAAACTGAGTTTGTGTTTGACGCATTTCTTGTGCAGCGGCAGTAGCAGCATAAATATCTCCTTCAGATAGCGCTTGAGAAAGTCCAAGTCTCTGTCTTTCCTGCTGAAGAATATGATCATTAAGTTGAGTTACTTTATCAAGGGCGTCTATTCTTTGTTGATATGTTTCTTTAATTTTTTCTTCAATAGAGGACATTGCATCTAATTCATAATTTAAAGCATCTGCCTCTCTATTACGCAACTCATCTTGTCTTTGAAGAACATCTATACGCCTTTGATCCATTTCGTTGGCACGCTCAAGAGATTCGATCTGCCTATCAATAAGTTCTTTTTCTCTTTCTTTGCCACGAATAGACCACTGATCCTCTTCGTTCTTCTTTTCAAGAGCATCAATTTGATCTTGAATTACCTTTACAACATCTTGCTGCTTTTTAATTTGCTTATCAATTGCTTTTATAATTTTTTCATTTTCTTTTGTAATTTCTTCAATTTTTTCTTTTACAGGATCTTGCTCTTCTTGCAACTTTCTGTATTCACGGACATATTCATTAATCTTTTTTACATTATTAGAAAGAATTGCAGCAATTGCTCCTTCGTCTTGAAGAATATCTTCAATAACTTGTTTTTCAACTTTTCTTCCATCAACTGTGGTTTGCTGCAACTGCATTTTTGCCAAATCTTGTTGTTCCCTCTGAGCAACTTTTATGCCCAAGGCACTTTGTGATGTTCTGATTAAACTTTCTCTGTATTTTGCCATAAATTCTTTAAATTTATTAGCAGACATGTTAAGAACTTCCTGCGCCCTTTTTTGTCCCTCTTCTCCAACTCCAATAGCCTCAAGAATTTGTACAGGAATATTAGGATATTTGCTCTTTATCTTATTAATCATTCCTGGCAATAAAGATAATGTTGCTTCAGTGTCTGCTATAAGTTGTTCAAGCCAAGATTTTGTCTTTTCTCCGTCACCGCCTGGGGGAGGTGGTGGTGGCTTCGGGCCATCATCTCCTGTGTCTCCCATGGTGGGCTGTGGAATATCCTTTGCTAAGGCAGACAATTGATTTTGCAATGCAGAATATTGCATAAAGTTTGCATCAGTAATTGGTCCTAATGCATTAACTTGTTTCATAAGATTTATAGCGGCTATCATATTATCTAGACCACTAACAGAAATTAAGAAATCAATTTGTGTTCCATCAAGTCCAACGAGTGCATCTGCATTATCTTTTATATAGACTAATTCTTCAGATGTAAGCGAACCTTTACCGTATGCAATAATTAAATCTGTTCTTGCAAATGGTGGAAAAGAATCAACAACAGAAGATAAATCTATTAAATCTTGTGTAGTTATACTTCCTTGAGCATATGCAACTTGTAGATCAATAGACGCGGAAACATCTTTAATAGATGCTAGTGCATCAGAAATCTTTGTTCGTAACTCTTCGTCTAAACCTGCGAATATTTGATCCCCTAATTGCTTCATAAAAGCACCCAGTGCTTCTCCGCCATCCTCAAGTCCCTGTAGAGATTTCGCTGCTTGCTTCATTGACACAGTATTTTGTGCAATTACTTTATTTGCTTCTGCCATCTGCTTATTATATTCTTTTTGTTTTATTTTTCCGCTATCAAGTAGTTGTTTCTGATACGCTAAAAATTGATTTGACAAAGATAGTTTTTCTCCAAAAATTGCTCCCCACTTAGTAGCATTTTCTAGTGCCATTGCTCTATCTTCAAGTTCAACGTTATTATAATTTATTTCTCTTGATGCAGAATTCATTTGTCTTGTTAATTCTGGAATAATAATATATGTCAATTCTTTCCATCTTGTTTCTGCTGGACCGCCTGGACCCTCTTCTGCTATTGCATTTGCTAAATCAACTCTTTCCTGCTCTAATTTTTGAATTTCTTGAGCAAGCCTATCTGCTTCTGAAACTGCTGTTTCCATAACACCTTTAGGTGTAGCCTCACGATAAATTTGTCCAATATCTGCTCTTAATTGATCAAGTGTTGTTTTTGGAATTTGCATTGATTCCTTCAAAAATTCTGTTGCTGTTTCAGCCTTTACTTTAATTAATAGACCATTCTTTAATATATCTTCTTTGTTTTCTGGATCAAGAAGTTCTACCAATTCCCCCCTTAAATTGTAGTAAAGTTGCTTATCGTTTAATTTTTCTGCTACAGCACTTATATATGCATCAATTTGTTTTCCAGAAAGTCCCTGTGTTATTGCTGCTGTTGCAATATCTTGTGCCATTGATAAAGTAAACTTTTCCCTACCCATTGTTGCTCTTTGTTCAGAAAGAGCAGATATTTGAGCGGCACCTTCTTCTGTTGCAAAATATTCTTGTGCCCTTGTTTTTTGTGCTGTTTGAAAACCTATTTTTTGAACATTTAAAGTTCTTAAGGACTTTCCAAATATTTTTCCAATACTTGCAACATCCTTCATTGACGTTGCTGCTTCTTTTCCACGATTTACTGCTTCATCAAGGGCTTCCTCAATTCTATTTCTACCAACAATAACGACTGCTGTTAGTGCAGCAAGAGCACCCACAAGAAGGCCAACAGGTGAAGCCAATAGGGGAAGAACCATTTTTAGTCCATGTAAACCGAAAACCACTGGCATAATATTTTGAGCAAACTGACCGATACTATTATCCATCATAGAAAGGCCAAACACAAGGCCATCAAGGGCAAACATTGCCCCACTAAGTTTGCCTCCACCCTTCATCAAAGATCTTCCTAGATTTCCTGCTGCCACCTTTACTTTTGCCATTGCTCCAGCAGCCTGATTTGTTTGATTTGACATATTGTTCATTGGAGCATTTATGTTTCCCTGAGGGAAAGGAGATGATGGTCCCGCAGGAAGCAAAAATCCTCTATTTGGACCAGTCATTTGTTGCTTTAGTCTTGCAGAAACGTCTGCTAGGCTTGTTGTCATTCCTTGCTGAATGCCTTCGCCAATCCACATACCAAGTTGTGTTGACCATGGTGGGGGTGATGCAGCACTAGCACCTCTCATGACACTAGGACCAATTACGCTTCCTGCACGAACAGAAGCCTTTTGCATTTCTTTTATTATTGTGCCTCCTGCTGATTTTGAAGCAACAACGGCTAGCGTTCTTGCCTCTTTTGCTACTTGTTGAGGAGTTTTCATAACATGCTCAGCAGATGTTCCTGCTCTATAAAGTGCAGCAGATTGTGCAGCAGATAGGCCCATGGAAGTTTCTCTTCCTGCTGTTGCCCTAACTCTAGGATCAATAAGTTGTGCTGGAATACCCATTCCTATGCCTGAACCAAAAAATGGCAATGCTCCAGATGCAACTCTTGCTTGTGGTTGATATGTTCCTGGTTTTCCTAGTTTTGAAAGAAGAGCAGTTTTTTTCATATTTTCTTCAAAAAACTGTGCAGATTGATTTGCATCAGACAAGTTTAGTTTAGTGCTTCTAATAATTCTTTGAGTATTTTCTAGATCAGCACTTAACTCTGGATATCTTCTTTCTGCTTCGGTTGCAAATTTAGAAAGTGGTCCACTAGACCTCTTCATGTCTGCAACAAATTTTGAATTTGCTTCGTCAAGCAATCTCTGTTGCTCTTTTACATCATTATTGATGATTGCATCTGCAAGTTGTCTATTTAATTGCTCAAGATATGATCTATTTTGCTGTTGCCAAGCCTTAATTTCCTTGTTTATTGCACTTACTGTTACTCCAGCAGATTGAGAAATTTCTGAAACAAATAGCGATGTTACATCAGCAATGCTTCTAGCACTAACTCCAAGGATATCTGATAGAATTCCTGATCCAGCACCGCCTGCCCCAATATTTGCTCCAAGTCCTCTGAGTACAAAAGCACCCGACTTAAATTGTCTAGATGCGGCACCAGATTGCTTTGAAGATCTGCTTCCTTCTTGAAGTCCCTTAACTGTTCCACGATTCATTGCATCAAGAATTGGGCCAAATTTTTCTGTGGCACCACGGTTCATAACAAATTCCCCAGGTGTTAACAAGGCTGGCTCAGTATCTTTGTTTCCTGATCCACTAACTAATCCCCCAGATGCCATTCTTTTTGCTGGTCCACGAAATCCTTGAGGTAAATTGGATGCGGCTGCTTGAGCAGCAGTAATATATCTTCCATATGATTTAGCAAGTTGGTCTACGGCGTTTCTTTGTACGTTAAGCGCCCCAGTAAGGGATGATGTTTGGCCCTCTAGTGAAGCAGCAGCAGCAGCGGCATCAAGTTGTTCGCCACTTAAATAATCAAGAGTTCCAGCGCCCCCCTTTAATCTATTAAAGAAGTTATTCATTAATGACAAACCCTTTACAGCATTTCCTGCAAAGTTAGCAAACAAACCTATAAGCATGATTATTGTTGGAACTACAACTCCTAGACCAGCAGCAAGAACAACGACAAAATTTTTAACATTTGGACCAAGTTCATTAAATTTTTCTGCTAACTTTGTAGCAAATTCAATTATTGGCGTAGCAACTCTTAAAAACGCTTCTCCTATTGGAGCAATTGCAAGTTTAAGTCTTTCTACAGCACCCGTAAACTTAACCCCAATGGATTCTTCAATAGCACCGAGTTCTTTCTCTGCAAGATTTCCTAGTTCTTCGACACTCATTCCTGTAAGATCTACTACTCTTTGTGCCTGTGATGCATCTCTAGAAATATTTTCAAATAATGCACCAAGTCTAGCAAACTGATATTTTCCAAAAACTTTAGCCAATGTTTGCTGACGCTCAAATTTACCAAGGGTCATTAATGCATCCCCAAATGCTCTTACTGTTCCTTGTATATCACCCTTATTAGTCTTTAGTATTGCATCAATATTAATTCCTACTTTTGCAAGTTGCTCCCTTGCATTCTTTGTTGGATTAATAAGTGATGCTAAACCAGACTTTAGTGCGTTTGCTCCTTCTGCCGCCGTTACACCACCCTCTCTAAGTGCTGCCATGAATACTGCAAGGTCTTCAACATCTCCGCCCAAGCCCTTGATAACTGGAGCAACTTTAGGAATTGCCTCAGTAATATCTGCAAGAGACACAACCGTTTGGTTTTCTACTGCGTTCAAGAAGTTTACTGATTCAGCAAGTTTTTCAGCACTTAGTCCAAATGCTGACTGAAGAGCAATGGTTGCTGTAAGCGCTTGTTGCTGATCAATCATGCCCAGTGTAGACAACCTGGTTGCCTCAGCCGTTGCAGCAAGAAGATCTTTTCCTTGTGCGCCAGCGGCAGCAGCGTCTGAAGCAAGAGCAATGGTATCCCTTACAGCAATACCATATTTTGTAAATTCTTTTGCAAGTTCTTGAATTTGCAAAATCATTCCATTTGTTTCTTCTAGAGGTGTAGTAGCATCTCCATAAACCCTACGGAAGTTTACAATTTGCCTTTCCAGATCCATGAAAATTTTTCCAGCCATTCCTCCAAAAATTGTCAAGGGTACAGTAAAGCCGACCATAAGTTGTCGGCCAGCCCACTGAGTATTTTTACCAAAGTTGATAAGGCTTGTGCTTCCATCATGAAGAAGTTTGTTAAAAATTTGTTGTCTTTGTATGGCTACTGCGGCATCTGCATTGAACAAGTTCATTGGCCTAATAGCCATTGCCTTCATTACACCATTTTGTGCTTGACCCATAGCAACGTACTGGGTTTGTAGTCTTTTTACTCTATCTGCTGCAAGTTCCATAATTGCAGTGTGTTCTCTTCCAAACACCCTGCCAAAACTTTTACTTGAGGCCACACCATATCTAAAATATTCACCAAGAGATAGTTTATTTTTATCAATTGTCCTACCAAGTCTTGAAACACTAGTTTCAACATTTACCATTGATGCGGTAAATTGTCTTGTTGAATCAATTTGGGCAGAAAGCGTAGACAGCATACTCTTTTGCGCTGCCACGGCTGTAGCATTGCTTTGTATAACAGATTTATTAAATAAAGATATTTGATTTTGAAGATTTCTTAGGGACGCAAGCGCATCAGAGGTGTCTAAATCAACTCTAATATTTGCATTTACATTATCAGCCAAGGGTCTGCACCTCTATATAATTATACACTAACCAAATGGGTTTTTAAGTGTGTTGGCATTTGAATATTCAAGTCCTCTACCTATGCCGAAACCCTTTTGCTTTGCGGTCTGCCCTTGGAGTGAAACTATATCATTAGAGTCTGTAACAGAACCCTTGCTAAAGGCTCTTGCTTTTAGATCTTCCCATTTTTTCTGAGAATTAGATCCAGAATTCTTATCAAGATCAACCCCTTGGAGAGCAGCAAAAAACTTTCTATCTTGATTATCTTTTTCTGACTTAGCGACGAGGATTGCAACAAGTTCTGGCATAGAAACAGAATCTTCTAATTCTGAAAAATCTTTCCAGATTCCAAGTAGGAACGCTTTAGACTCTAGATCAGCAAGATCTAGATCTGACCACGAATCCCCGTCGCCTGTGCGTTTCCCTCGTCATCAAACTTGATTCCCGATGCTGCCTCTACTACCTTATATACACTTGGAAGATCAATATTGTCCTCAAGTCTTTCACGATCTGTAGAAAGATCTGGCGCATACTGCTTCATAGCAATTTGAACACAATCAATAAGAATATCCATTGACTTATCATTGCTTTCTGAAACCTTTGCAATACCCTCAAACTTCTTCATAAATTCACGAAGAAGAGAAATCTTCAGTGGTCGCATCTTAATCTTTGTACCATCCAAAAGTTCAATTTCAGATGTTTCATAAACTGACGTTGCCATAATTTATCCTTTCTTTTTGGTTACACAATTATAGCATGACGAAAGCCCCCCTGTTTCCAGAGGGGCAATCGACTATTAAGTTATTTTTTATCAGGTAGTGCTGTTGACTGTGCGGTCAACAATCTTTCCATATGAGCCATTGTTTGCAGGAAGCAAACGGAATGAAACCTCAAACATTGAGGCCTCGTCGCGCTTTGCTGATACTGTTACGTTGTCAATTGACAGCGCACGGTATGCAACGTAGATACGCTCAATGTAGGCGTTAGGATCACAGTCACCTGTGCCTGGGCCTACTGCAACGAGTCCACGCTCTACAGGACATTCTCCAATAGCACCTGATGTTAGTTCAAGTGTTGAAGCCTGAGAAATTGTTCCTGTGTCCATTGGGCTGTCCAATGTGACGCTTGCATCATAGTCACCTGATGGTGCTGCGATTGCAACAAGAAGGTTCTCAAGAGTTGCCTCTGCGAATGCTGTAGCAAGGTTAACCTGCATACCCTGCTTGTACAACTTTGCAACGTCAAGCAACTGGTCTACCTGCACCTCACCAAAATCTGGCTGGAACTGCAACTCAAGACCATTGGTTGTGAAGCCAATGTTACGAACGAGAGCCTGACCCTCTACTGAATCAGTAAGAGTGTCAAGGTAAGAATCGTCCTCAACAAAGTCTGGGAAGACTACTGTATCTGGATCAAACTCTGCTCCTGTTGAAACGAACATTGCGGCTGCGCCAACAATAATGTTCTTAGAATCTCCGCGTGTATATGCCATACTTTTTCACCTCTACTTCCATAGTTATTTGTGTTAACTATGGGGTGTTTCCTCATTTCCTATTATACAGGACTTTTTATAAATAGTCTTCAAGGGACTTTGTATAGTGATAACATATATCAATAACAAATTCTGTTATATAGTATGCTCTAGAGGAGAAGTCTCGTTTCATTTCAGAGGATGATGAAATTGATGAATCTGTTTGATAAATTCTCAAATAATGAAAGAATACTGGAAAAGCATCGTTTCCACCATTTTCCCTAATCCACTGATTAATATCTTTTCCAGCATCGTCCATTCTATCTAAAATAGTTTGTAATGCTGCCCCCCACAAAAAGGTATCTTCTTCATTTCCTTTAACATAATAAAGAAGTTGCTCTTTCTTCTTTGGATAAAATGGTCCACCACCAAGTTTAAACATTCTATCATAAATGATATACGTCTTGTTTTCCCAAGACTTTGTTCCCGATGCCTGATCACTAAGAGGAAAAATTGGAACTTTTGTTTTATACTTATTTTGAAGAGTAGGTTCAATTGCCTTCATAGTATCCCACAAATAACCATTTACTGCAAGTGGTGCTACTCCTAAGTCAGCAAAACTCATTCTATACCAATTCCCCTTATGTTTAGATATTCTTTACCAGCAACGATGCCTGGATTTTTACCGTATTTTGTTCCTTGAGAAAATTTTTGTAAGTATTCTCTTGGATATCCAAGTTTATCAAAAATTCCAGATCCCCTTAATAGTCCAGCACTAATATAATTATTGAAAAAATCTTGTATTGCATTTTCAAAACTACCACCAACTTCTGCCCCTCCTGGATTTTCTATGGTGACTGAAGCCGATGTAAAAATTGTTTCCCCATCATTTTCGAAAACCAAAACATTTGCATCTTTTGGTTCAATAGTTATTGTAACCGAGTCTTCCATAATTGTTGCTTTATCCCTAAAAACATCTCCAGAGTTAGGGGAGGGGGTTCTAGATGGAAGCAGTTTACCAGTAAACTTTATTAAATTTTTTGTATAAGAAATTGAAAAATCAAATAGTCTGCCATTTGGCTGACCAGTCATTTCCCATTCGTATATGTGATGAAAGGATTCTGGATTTGATCTGGCTTTTGCATCAATATATTTATTCAAAGCATCTTTGATAAAGTTTCCTAAATCTTTATTAAAATTTGTTTGAGAAATATTTATTCCATCAATAAAACCATTTGAATACTTTACTGTATTGCCTAAAATTTTGCTTAGGTTTCGTGTGTCGAAGTTTGTTTTAATCACTGACAATCACCTGCTTATCAGATCTATTGAATAATATCTTATAGTATTCAATTTGGTTCCATGGATTAACGTATGGCTCAACTGCCATTATTTCAAAGATAGTTGACTCTCCCGCTCTTTCGCCATATGACTCTGTATAAAACTGTGTATCAGTTCCAGCATCTCTAATATCAGTAATAATTATGCTTGTTATTGGATAGTTTATTCCTTCAATAGATACTCTGGGATCTTGCTTTGATCTACCGATCAATTTTCCTTCATATTCAAAAAATTGTGATGCCTTAAGTCCATCCTTACTTACTGATCCAAGAATTTCTGCATAACCAAGCAAAGATCTGTCAAACTCCCAAGTCTTTACCTCTTTACCAAATCTGTCCTGAGACTCTGTTGCATAATATATGTCCATCTTCATTGAAAACAGTGTCTCGTGACAGCATAGCATTTATAACACTCCTATTTTATAAATGGGAATTGTATAATTTTCTAAAATTCTGTCAACAATTAGATTGCCAGTTCCCTTCAGAGAAAGATCTGAATACTTTATTCTGAACTGATCAGTTTGATATTCTGTTATATACTTGTTTACATATGAAAGATTATTGCACTTGATATCATTGATAAGCATCTTTGTTGCATCTCTAATATCCTGCGGTACTACGGGCCAACCCCACTCTCCATAAACAGTGTAGTCCCAGTCCTTTGGAAACATTGCTGCCCCCCTGATTTCTGTCAGGGCAGTTACGGCATCATAGTCATCTCCATAAAGCATAAAGGAATCAGATGCTGCGACTGGTAGATGAACAGACTTACCCTGCATACGATTGTAGGACTCTGTTCCAGTTACTTGGATAGTCATTGCACTCTTATCAGGAGAAATAACATATGTATACTGTCCGTCAATTGGATCTATTCTGTCATATACCTTTACGTTATTTTCATATACACTGTTTATTTTATTTGCTCTTCTTGGTAATGCTAAATAGTCTGCACCCAAACCAACGGTTTCTACTTCTCCCCTTTGATAATAGAATCCACCCACCAGGGTATCTATTATTTGTCTCGCTGTTTTTTCTAAATTAATATACTCTTCTTCTTCTCCTGGGGTATCTGCTAGTGAAAGAGGATTTATGTATGGCCTATAAATATAAAGATTGTCAATGAGAACTGTTTCATCTGGTTCATCATTAAGATCAAGGGTATAAATATAAAGAGAGTATGTATCGTCAAACTTTTCAAAATCTCCAACAAGATCGTAAGTAATTACTCCAGAACCATTAGAGGTTACGACATATGATTCAACCAAATTTGTGTGATCGTCATAAATTTCTAGAGCATAGTCTGTGTTATTTGCAAATCCATCATATGAAACCTGCAATGGAAATGGTGTTTGACGTAATATATCCATTTTATAGACCGTAATATGACGCTACTTCTTCAGGAGTTGCTTGACGAATACCCCTGCGAGTAAGCCACTTTTCGGCTACCTCCTTTGTAACAATATTGTAACCCTTCTTTAAAGATCCAACGCCATTCCAGTGAAGGTTCTTTTCTGAATGAATTGCTGTCTTTGAATTATCTGGCTCAGACTTTGAAAAAGTCTTATCCTTAAAATTATCAGCAGTTGCTGTTGTCATAATTCCATTTTCATCTGCCTTTGTTGCAGACTTTGGGATTCTCTTTTCTGTAACAATCTTATCTGATCCGATAATCTTCTGCTCTTCTACCTTTACAGTAAATCCATTAATAATTCCAAGAATCTCTGACTTTCTCTTTGCATCTCCCAAGTCAATATCATTATCATCTGCATATGATTTAAGTTGAGCGACCGTCATTGTAGAAAAATCCGACATAGTTATTAACCTTTCCTCATTGTAATTATATCAGAATATGCTTGAGGGGGACTGGTTTAAGGCCAGCCCCCCACAAACATGTGGTTATTTAGTTATCAGGAAGGATCTGCACCAGCATCTGCGTAAGCAACTGCGTCTAGTTCTTCCCAAGTGATACCAAAGCGAACGAATACTGTGTATTCGATTGTGTCCTTCTTTGGCTTGTACTCACGGTTAACTGTGATATCGCGCTGGAAGCCCCATACACGGTTCTGTGGGAATGTCAAATCGACATAATCAGCAGGGTAGTAAGGAACTTCTAGAACTGGAATACCGAGAACGCGAGTTACGCGAGCATTACCAAGGGTCTGGTCTGCACCAGAAAGGTAGGTATCGCGTGCGCCGAATGTGTAAACAGCATCAGCAAGAGTACCGTTGCTAGCAACGATTCCTGCGAATGTGTCTGTGCCTGCATAGAACTTCAGGCCACTCTTTAGTGCGCGGTACTTGCGTGGCAAAGCGTAAATGATCTGCTGCATTACCTCTGGAGTCCACTCGTTACCTGTAACAGTAACGACTGCCTCATGAGCGTCGCCACCAGTTGTTACCTGGTTGACGAAACCGTCCATGATTCCAAGGAATGGATCAGCACCTCCATCGCCATTAATAGCCAAATCTTCGATATCGTTTGCAAAAGCATTTGTCATCAAACGAACGAGATGATCCTCAAGAGCACCACCTTCGATGTTATCCTCCAATGCCTCTGTTGAAACTTCCCAGTCAAGGCGAATCTTCTTGGTTGTAAGTTCAACCTTTGTGAAGGTAGCGCCAGCATTGGTGTACTCACCAAGAGCCTGGGCTGCTGCACGAATAACACGCTCTCCAACGTTGACCTTTTCGATTTCCATGGTGTTTGCACGCATGGTTACACGACGACCATCGTTAGCGAGAACTGTTGCGTCCCAAACATAATCGATGAAGCGACGAGCCTGCTCAGGATTGAGTAGACCTGAAGCAACACCTGTTGGGTTAACGGCGTTTGGGCCTGTGGTATCTCCGTAGTTGGCTGTTGGGATGTTTCCCAATACGCCAGCGGCGGGGTCTGTTACAGTACCAATTCCACCAGCAGCGAATGCACCCTGACCCTGATATAGACCTGGGTTAGGATCGCCATATTCGCCTGTCTCGCTGGGCTGGTTCTTCAAAATTTCTTCAGACATTGTATTTCACCTCCGTTTTTCTTTTAGTATTTTATGCAAATAGGTCGGACTTTGTGAGGAAACGACCGCCCCATAGTGATTTTTGAGCCTTTTCGAAAATTGGCTCCTGCACGACCTCGCCAAGATCGCCAGACTTACGGAAAGCGGTATCCTTTTCCACAGCATCTACGCGCTTTCCAAACTCATTCTTTACTGTATCAACTTCCTGCTTAACACCTGTAACAGTCTTGTTGAGTTCTTCAATCTTCTCATTAAGAGCCTTAATGGTGTCAGCAAGAGCGTTGAAAGCAGAATTCATCTCATCGGCAAGAGCCTTTGTTGGCTTGAGTTCATCATCATAACCCTTGCCGCCAGCACTCATTGCCTTATCCTCCATGTCGTCCTCTTCGTCCATGGATTCTGCTTCTGTCTCATCTGCCGTACCAGCCTCAGGAACTGTTTCTTCTTCGACTACGGCCTTTTCAACATCAACATCAGACTTTTCTACTTCTGATTCAACAGCCTTTTCTACAGTTTCTTCTACAACAGTTTCTGCTGCTTCTTCTGTGGAGGCTGTCTCAATTGTTTCTTCGTTCATCTTGCTTACCTCCTTTACATCATTTTTAATAGTAGAAAGAAGAGACTTTACTACCTCTGCCTTTTCTGCGTCACTAGTTTCTACGAAACCAATGTTATTCATACCCTTGTCGCATCGTGGGCAGTCTGATGTGCTACCAGCAGATAGTTGAACGATATCGTCCTCACTGCACCAAAATACGTTCTCAATGAGAGCCTTAGAAAGATACCCTCCAGTATGACCCTTTTCAATGCTAATGACATTTGCGTATTGGTTGGCAGGATTATCAACTAGTGATAGTTCAAAAAGATCATATTCTTTAATAATTCTAATTGACTTATCCATTTTTTCATCATATGTATCTTCATAATCTTTTACGCTGCCACCGATTGAAAAGCCTGTAAGTGTTCCATCAAGAACCTTTTCCCATGTATCCTGAGCGCCCTTGCTTACATAAGCAGATACAAAAACACCCTTGTAGATCTTTCCTGATTCCTGATCAAAGAAAGAATCTTCCTTAAATGATACGAGTTTTCCTACGGCCTTCTTCTCATCGTGCATTTCTCTAATGTTGCCACGGAATTTTTCGAAAGCCTTAACACTAGCATCAGATGGAACAATGTCTCCCTGACGATCAATATTATCAAGAGTAGCGAATCCTGAAACCATTCTTCGCTCTTTGTCTACTTTGGCTATTGGCATTGAAAGACGGAGATTGTTCCCATCAGACACCCAGTGCGCCTTACAAATATCCATACTATTCATATTATACCAACAATTTTATCAAATTGTTACTGTGTCCTTCTTCCCTCACCTTGAGGGTTTCTTCCATTTGTGGTAGCGACACTATCAGACGCATTGTTGGTCCTTTCTGAATCTCGCTCTCTGTTCTGTGCAAGATTGGCACGAGCATCTGTTGCCTGCCTTGGACTCATAGAGAACGGAGCATTTCCATCACCATCTGGTCTTGAGGGCATACCCAACTTCTCCCTAGCCTCATCTGGTGTCATAATTTGCGTCTTGACATATCTTTCAAAGATTTGAGACTGTGCAACTTCGTCTGTTAGAGTAAGTTCCTTAAACTTAAGGTTAATAAGATCAGTTTTTGTCTTTACAATCTTATTTACCATCTTTTCTACATAACGTTGTGCTGGACGAGTTACCTGCTCCTTAAATGTGCGATCCTGTGCCAAAGCAGCAGCCAAGCCGCCTGTATCAACACCACCCAACTTAGATAGCGGAACTTGATGTGCCATAAGAATATCATCACGATTCTTTTGGTGATACTTTTCAAACGAGGCTTCTTGAACATTAGCCTCAATTGGCTTCATCTCAAACTCAATCTTATTTCCTTCAGAGTCTGCTGGAAGTGGAACATAAAGTGTTCTATGATTCTGTCCCTTAAGACCTGTCTGCAAGAATCTAAAGAGTCTGTCCTCTGACTCACGATCAAGTCTAGCGCCCTTGACCACAACAATATAACGAGGAACAGCCTTATTTTCAAAGTAATCAATATTAAACTGAGATGCCAACTGATCTCCCTTGAGAGAAAGATATGCAGAAAGAATATCAGGAACTCCATAGAAGGTATTCAAAGGTGAATATGCCTTGAAATGAATAACCTCATTAGGTCTTGGGTCATCTGTAATTGGATTTGGATTTGTAGCACCAAAATTTCTGAAGTATACAATCTGTCCAGCAACAATTTGAGTAAATCCATCACGAATTCTTCTTACTCTCATTGTTGTTGATGGAATGTGACCAATATAGCCAATTTCACCTGTTACAGTTCTTCCAACCTCCATGTATCCATTGCCTGTGGATTCTAGGTCTGTATAAATCTTTTCCATAGTTGTAAGAAAACTATCTTCGTCATTAAGGCTTTCTAGCCATTCCATTGCGTCACCCTTGATACGCTCTAGCCTTCTCTTAGCCTTGAGCATGGCGCTTTCGTTTTCCATGTTTTCCATTCGCATAACAACGTCTGGAGCAGTATCAAAATAATATCCAAGGCCAACGGTATTTGCTACCTTGGCATCAATGGCTGCGTGATTCGCAAAGTTTGTATCATAAAAACTAGCAAGTTCATATAGGTTGTATGGTGGAGTAATTACATCAAAAACACCGTAACCATTTCTAAAAACTTCTCCTGGGTTTAACTGCTTTGATTCAGTATTGTCAATTCCAGAGGCTCTTACATGAGCAGTCTGAGCATATACTCCAGTAACTTGGCCCATCCTATTTGTAGGAATATTAGAAATTGCCTTCTCTATCTTATTTTCTGCACGACTTGTTCTTCTTTTGAAATTGACATTTAGCCCACGCATATCCTTGATTTCCTCCCAAGATTTATTAAATGGATCTTGTGAAGAAAATTCATTTTCTGCATCAATTTCATCAGAGTATCTGATGACAATTTCTTGTCTTTCTGTCATCCTTCGTCGCCATACTTTCTTAGAGTTTGCTGAGCATCGTATACGGCTCCCATATCATTAAGGTTAGGAATTAGACCATTCTTCATTCTATCTACCTGCTCAGAATATGTTTCTTCAGATGCTCTCTTAATTCCAGGATAAAACCATGGGGTTCCTTCTGGTTGTCCATAATGGGCAGCAGCCTTTCTAAGTTCTGCAATCTTGGCGAGGTCGTGCTTCATTGCGGGAATATTAAGGAGGTTTCCTTGTCCGTCATGAAAAAGGTGTCCACTTGGAAGTTTCCAGAAGTAAAGTCCCCAGTCGGAGTTCTTATGAATGACTGTGGCCTTAGACTTGCCAATTTTTGGCTTTCTTGTATTGCTCATGGTTAAATTATAGCAGACTATACTGGTTTATCAACAACTTTTAGCCATGTTGCGTCTGCATACATGCTAAAGTCATCCTCTGCAATCGAAATTCCAGTATTATCATCCATCACAACAATATTTGTTCCTACATATGAGGAATAGATGTTTGATGGAGTTGTAGAAAATACGGTTGCTTCATCAAGAATATAAACATCTCTCCATTCATTTGGAATGGTAAGCACTCCATTTTCATCATACCAATACTGCCAATCAAGGTTGTTTATTGGATCAATATCTGCATCAAATAAGACGCTGCTCCATGGTCTTGGAATTACAATACTAAACTCATTAAGTCCACTGGTCTTAAAGAATGAAACGTTGTCATATGAAGCACCATACAAAAGATTTATAGATCCAGTGAAGTTAGACATATCTAGAGGAGAGTCAAATGTAAAGCCTATAACATTCCACTGGTTTTTCATAACGTATGGATTCTTTACTGGTATACCGTTTTGATAAAATGTTATTCCACTATACTCTTGTTTTGTAATTCCATTTCTTGCTGCAATCTTAAATCTATTAGCATTAATATCTGGCTCTACTGTAAACTCAATAAATCCATCTTGATGTGTCAATGAGAATACTGGGAACTCTACCACGGGGGTATTGAAAATATCATACTTCATAAATAACTGTGCAGCACCAAGAATGTAGTTAGAACTCTTTGCAGCATTTATTGGAACAATAATTCCGTATTCTTTATCTTGATCAGTTTGTAAAACCTTTATGCCGCCCTTTTCTGTGAGATATAGATATGGAAGATTGTCCTTTCCAATCATAACAGGATTCTTTGACTTTCCGCTGTAATATATTCCAGTCTTTGTATATGGATAAATCTGCATACCAGACTTTGTTCCAATGGGCGTGAGGGAACTCTCATTGAGTGCCTTAGACGTAATTTCAAGATTCCTAACTCTAAGTGGGTTGCTGATAATTCCATCTTGTTGAATAACAAAATGAACAACAATAGCCACATTTTTAAAGTTAATTGTTTTTGGTGGATATATTACTGTTCCGTCTACTATTCTAAACTTTGTCTTATATGCTTTAAATGGATCAAGATTTGTATTTTCCTCATCTGCATATATTGTATAGGAATCTGTTAACTCTTTAAGATTTGTAAAACTTGTAAGAGGCTCATCTGCTCCCTCTGCTAAAAGTTGGAACGTAACAAATGCATCCAAGGATGATCCAGATGTATCAATTTCAAATACTACTGTAGTATTTTCTGCAAGGTCTGCATAGTCTGTGTATCCAGTAAGCGCTGAGTTATCTAAAATTGCATAACTTTTTTGAATTGGATAAGCATATTCTTCAAGTAACTCTTGATATACCCAGTTTGGATTATCAATAATAGTTTCAACTATTTCAATTAGAGATGGGTATCCAAAATTTATTTGCAAGTAATCAAGATCATAAAATCTTGATCCGTTTCTTTGAGATATGTATGAAGCAAAAGATGATAGTGGAAAATACTCTTCCCACTGAGAAGAAACTGAAATGTCTAAAAAGAATTGATTGTATCTGAAGAATGGAGACAGCGTATAGGATGCATAATGTGCTTCAAGAAGTTCATCACTAGTGTAATCTACAATTCCAGTTTCATTGTCAAACTGATCTTCGATTTCTCCATAGTTTAGTTGATCAGAAAATCCCACTCTATATATTTTGCCTTCAAAGGTTGTTGTCCCATCTCCACCGACATACATCTGAAGAACTTCTGGAGATCCAAAGAATGATGCAAGTTCATAATTAAATGCATTTGATAGGGTAGGGATGTGGAAACCGACAGCAAAGTGACTATTTGTTACAGTAAACCCTGTTCCGTCTAATTCTGTTCCATCAAAAACGTATGTAACATCATATCCATCAATTGCAACCTCAAATACCTTTCCATTTATTCCATTAACAATTTTTATAAGAGGCCTTGATTCTAATACCTCTTCTTCTACCTCAAAAATTCCATAAATTGCACTTAGTGGATTTGATAGGAATGTTAGTGATGTAAAGTTTATGTAGCATTGTTCTGTCCAGTTTGTTCCACCAACAGGCTCCCATGAACCAGCATTTAGATTTGGCCTAAACGTAATAAATTTTGGATGATCTCCTAAGGGATATTCTGCATCATTAACTAGTTTATTATCTTCATACCATTCTTTTATATCTCTACCACTTAAATATACATCTGGTAAAGAATATTGCGGAACAGAAATAGATGATGTTGTTGCAACAAGATTGTTATAGTATCCAGCATCCCATCTTTCTTTATCTGGATATATTCTGTTTGCAGTATAATTTGCATTTGCAAAACTAATAACTGCCTCTTCTCCATTAAAGGAATCATTAACAATTTCTATTGGATCTGTTCCTTGTCCCCACACAAATCTTTTCTTAGCAATGATAGATGGAATAGAATATGGGAATATTGATATACAGTCAATCTCCATTACATTTATATCTGAATAACTATAGACTCCGAACCAATCGCTGTCTTGTAATTCCATGTTTTCTCTATCAATTGTTATTTGACCGACCTGCTCACCATTGATAAAGAGAGATACTGTTTCTTCTCTTAAAGATATATGAACAATCATTGGTCTATACCATTCAGAGATATTGTGAGCAGTAAATTTTCCGTCAATAACAAGGGCTATAAATCCTTCTGTTACATATAATCCATCTTCAGAATCTAGTGGTCCAATTATCTTTCTTGATTCTTTTGTCGTTGGTCTTATCTTTAGCCAAAACTCAAGGGTGAAGTCTTTATATCTTCCGTCCTCAGAAAGCATAGTTTTTCCAGGAAATATAAACGAAGCAGTTTCATCTGATGAAGGATATATTTTTGTAACATTACTTGATCCAAAGACCATTGGAATTCCTTCATTTTTTGCTAAAAGTTTTCCATTTTCAACTACATAATATCCGTTGTCTTCAAGAATTCCATACTGATCTGCTGGAACAACATCGTTTACAATTCCAGAAGATACTGGCGCTGCTTCTGTAGTTGCTCCAAGGCTCTGTGACGAACTGATTTCTGACCATTGACCAACAGTAAGACCATTTATTATAAAGTTGTAATCTCCAGATAGACCTCCAGTATCAACATTAGCGCGGACAATAAGGTAGCAGTCGTCTGTATCAAACTCTTCAATATTGAATGTTGCCTCAAGTCTAATCCACTGTTCTATTGGAGTAGCATCAACTGTTTCAAGAACCTCTACCCAGTTTGACAAAAAGTTATCATAATACTTATATCCAAATTCGTAGTAGTTTACATATACAGATTGCTGATATAAATACATTCCAACAGAAAATGTTCCTAACTCTTCACTACATTGATCAAAAGAGAATAGCGCTGGGCTTATTGCCTCAATCATTGTATTATCAACAGCGGGGACACTTCCCTCTATCCCCGCATAAATATCACTATCAAATGGTGATCCTTGATCTGGCAAAGGAAGGCTATCGTTTGCTGTTCCCCCAGTAATTGTCCATCCAGCATATGGAGAATCTGCTTCAAAAGTTCTTTGCTGATCTGTAATTAAAGATATGTATGAAACATCATCGTCTAGGGGCCAAATGGCAAGAGGATGTTCTGAATAAAGTTTGGCTGCATAAAGATTTGAAACAACGCTCATTAAGATCTCCTAATTAATTATAGCAAAGGAGGGTAGTCCTCAACCAACTACCCTCCCCTGCCCATCGACCTATTATGCAGAAACTAAATCAACAATATCACATGCGCCAGCAGTACATGCCAGTTCTTGAGATCCTGTTGTAGAGTCTTCTATTTCATAAAGAGGAAGTGATGCCCAAGGAATGCTCTTTGGCATGGCAGCAACAGCATCCTTGTATTCTTGCTCAGAAATTGGCTGGTATGGAGCCTGCTTGTAAGAGTGCTCTGATGCTGGTAGGAAAGAAACTCCTCCAATATGATCAAAGTTGTTGTATACCCAAGCGGCTACGTCTACCCACTCATCTTCCTTAACATTGATTGTCACAGATGGATTATGTTCTGTCCAATGTGTTCGGTATGTCTTCCATATTTCAAGATGATCAATAGCAGAAAGATCTTCTGTAACTACCGCGTTCTTTGGTGCAGCAATTGGGAATGAAAATACCGTTGTAGCATCTGGCTTCATTACATCTGGTTCATTTGGAACTCCAAAGTCCTTGAGGAATTGAGTTAGCGGATCTTTGTTATCTGCACGAACAGTGCGAATGTAATGCTTTGAGTACCATGGGTGAATTCCAGAAGAAACTCCAGTCAACTGAGACACCGTACCAGATGGCTTAACAGTAGTGACTGATGCTGAGTGCTCAATACCCAAGGTGTCTGCCTCATCCATATTTACAGATACTGCTAAACCACGCATTTCCTCAAGCATGTTTGCAAGATCCTTATGAAGAGTTCCAGTCAACTTATTTCCAAAGATTCCTGTTAGGGATACGCCAAGAAGTCTTTCCTCTTCAGTATTATCCTTCCAAGTCTTACGGATGTACTTAAAGTTGCTCAATGTTGACTGCCAAGTTCCAAGAATTGTTGCAACACGAACCTTTTCAAATAGATCGTCAACAGTATCATTGGCATCAATAACTACCTCAGTTAGATTACAGAATTGATTTGGACGAAGAAGAATTTCTCCACAGGGGTTTGTTCCCATTACCCTAGAAGAATCACGACGCCCGAAACGATCAATATGCTTACGAACAGAATCCATATTATAAATTCCTCGCTCCCCCGATTTTGATTCATAAAGGTTTCTCCATTCTCTTAGGAATTGTGCTACGTTTGGCTTTGCGTTGTATACCGCTGAGTTATTGGCAAGGGCACGCTGTGGCTCCTGCTCCCACCATTGTCCTGACTTTGCCTTAGCCATCTCAAAATCATCAAGATTGGAGAGTGAGATAAGTGCTGAACGACGAACTCCTCCAACAACAACTACCTCGCCAATCTTACACATAATATCGTGTGCCTCAATTGGCTTAAGGCGACGGCCCTTAGCAATCTGGAATTGCTCAACAGTAAAATTAAACAGATCATGAAGTGGCTCTGGGCCTGATGCACGACCACCAAATGTCTTAAGTCGTGCTCCTGCTGGACGTACCTTGCTCATGTCCCATTCTGGAATCTGTCCAGTAACAAGAAGTCCAATTAGTTCCTTATATGCCTTAGCCCAACCCAACTTGCTATCTTCAACAACAATTGTTGTGTTTGTTGGATAGAATTCCTCTGAAATTACTGGAAGATTGCTGACATACTTTTGCTCCACGGAGAATCCTACTCCAGTTCCGTTCATAAGAATATACATAGCCTCATCGAAGGCTCTGAGGCTATCTACAGCAATAAAAGAGCAGTTATATGCTGCGATATTGTCTCTTTCTAATGCTGGCCCTGCGGTCATCATAGCACGCATGGAGGGCATAACCTTGTGATTAAGAATTGCATCTCTTACCTGTGAAAACTTAATATCATTTGGATCATAGTTATAGTTCTTTACAAGATGATTCTTCATAAAGTCCATGTAACGATCTACTGTTTCCACCCAAGTTTCTCTGCGGCCCTTTTCTTCTAGCCAACGAGAGTATCTTGATACATGAATAAAGTTTCTGTATGGATCTGAAATTGATCCATTGTCATTGATGAATGACATATGAACACCGTCCTTTGAATTGTAATAAGTCATTAGTATAGCAGCGATTTCTATACCTAGCAATTCATAGAAACGATAAAATTCAAAAAATGCTGCAAGTAATGAACTTTTACTATTAGTGACTTTTATAACAATTTGATTACATACCAGCGAACATGAGAACTGCTTCTAGGCTTACGCCACCGCCACCGCTGCCAGAGCCAATGCCCTGATATGTTGTTCCATCGTTAGTAAATTCCCACGCATCTGTTGACTCATTCCAACGAAGTGAAACATCTGGATCAGAACCTCTTTCAACTGTAAAGTACACATCATCTGTTCCTGATGTTGCATCTGCATTCATTTTAATTAGTGTTCCATTAGATGCAACTGTTCCAGTAAACGTTGGATTGTTGATTGGAGCATATGAACTCAAATCTGAAGTTGTTGCAAGAGTTCCAGTAGTTGGAAGAGTTACGTTTGTTGTTCCTGTTGCAGTAAGAGTAACAGCATATGCTCCAGAGGTTGTGAGGTTTCCTCCAAGCGTAATGGTGGAAGATCCATTATTTACTCCAGTACCTCCGTTTGCGGAAGCCAATGTTCCTGTTGCATTTGCTAATGCTAAATAATATGAGCCTTCTTGTCCATCAAGAAGATCTGCATTTAGATTAGAAACAAGTGTTGTTGATGTAACGGTAATTGGAGCAGTTCCTGTAGCAATAGTTGATGCAAGCGTTGTTCCTTGTACCGCCCCAGAAGATGTGACAGATCCAGCATTCCATACACCAGTAGTAATAGTTCCAACAGATGTTAGGCTTGATGATACAACGCTAGATCCAAGTCCAGTTGCACTAAGAATAGTTACATCGTTGATTTCTAATACCTTGCCAGTAGCAAGATTAAGATCTCCAAGAATGTTTGTTTGTCCAGCAGATGCACCAACATTCAATACCGTTGCTGCTCCACCAATATTCAGTGTAGTGGCATTAGTATTGATAAGGTTGAATGTACCAGCGGTAGTTGTAATATCCCCACCATTTACTGCAATATCTCCAGTAAGCGTTATACCAACAAAACTGGGGGAGGCAGAAGTTTGAAGATCCTGACTCAATGACATACTCATCTTGCCAGTAGAGTCATTGTATGTTGGAGCCTGTAGGCCATTGCTAAACGTACCTCCAGTTGTCCACATCAAAGACGATGTATCTTCAATAATCTCCTGAAGATCATCATCAATCTTATCTGCAAGTTGCTGAATATCCCCAGCAACATTTACTGGATCTGTTGATAGTGGAAATGGCAGAGAATAGTTTGTTGTTGTACCAGTAGCCATATTTTAATTATATCATTCACATAAACGAAAACCCCGCACTATTGGCGGGGTAGTCGTTTGAGTTTATGATTACTCCTCTACAGGGGCTTCTACGACTGGAGAAACAAACTCATCGTTCTCAGCATCGTACTTATCCCCAATTCCTGCATACTTGGATCTGAAGTTAGAGTTGTAACTTGTCTGCTTCCAATTTCCTGGAAGGCCAATTGAGTTAATAAATGCTGCTCCAATAGCATCTGACTCTGGGAAGTCAGCATCTCCACAGTCCTTGTTGTCTACAACAATTACCTGCTCTACAACTCCATCTGCATTAATCTTTGCGAAATGTGCCATGTTCTTTTCTCCTTTCGTTTTCTTTATTATACCGTGCTTATGAATTTCTTGCAACACGGACGATTACTATTCCTGAGCCACCTGAGCCACCTGCGCCAGCGGAGTTACCAGATTTACCGCCACCACCGCCTCCAGTGTTTGCGGTTCCGTTAGAGTTAGCGTTACCGCCGCCGCCAGAGCCACCGTTACCGCCGCCTGTACTAGAATTGCCGCCGCCACCGCCTCCAGCAAGAGTCTGACCTGATCCACCAGCAATGTAAGTCAAAATTCCAGCGCCGCCTGCGCCGCCACTTGTAGTCACAGCATTTGAACCTGCTGCACCAGCACCACCGCCGCCTCCAGAACCACCCGCTGCCACATTTCCTGTTCCACCATTATTTCCAAGTCCACTTATTCCAATGCCAGTCGTTGAACCTGTTCCGCCTCCACCAGAACCACCTTCGGGTGACTTGAAACTGCTATAACCACTTCCTCCTTGTCCACCAACCGAATACAAAAATCCAATTCGTGAAGAATTGCCACCAAAGCCTGAATTATTTACGTCAGTTGTACCGCCAGCGCCAACAGTTACGGCGTATGTTCCAGCAGCAAGATACGTTGAACCAGCATCAAGATAACCACCTGCACCACCGCCGCCACCGCCATTGGCAACACCAGCAGAACCACCACCTGCGCCGCCTCCTCCGACAATCAGCATATTAGCAAATCCAGCGGTAGCGACAGTAATAGATCCTGATCCAGTAAATGAATATACATCATATACTTGTCCAACAATTCCATTTGTACCGTTTCCTGTGTAGGATGTATAGGTTCCTGTTGAACTTGATACTGTAGCATTTGTAGCAGTTGTTACTTGGGCTAAAGGATAACGAACAACAACAATTCCAGATCCTCCTGCCGCCCCAATGTTGTTTCCACCACCGCCACCGCCGCCAGTATTTGCTGTTCCAGCAGTTGGTGTTGTTGTAGTAGATCCTGCTCCACCACCACCAGTTCCACCTGCTCCAGCAGAGGAAGATCCATATCCTCCACCACCACCTGCATATGTTACTGATGTTCCAGAAATTTTAGTTGCTTTTCCTGCTCCTCCAGCACCTCCAACTGTGGATGTTGAAGCAGATCCTGCTGCTCCAGCACCGCCACCACCACCCGCTGAGTTTGCAGTTGCACTTGTTGCTCCACCACTATTTCCAATTCCAGTTATTCCTGTTCCTGGAGAGCCAGCATCTCTTCCAGCGCCGCCTCCAGATCCACCATTTGCACCAGATCCATTATCTCCACCAGTTCCTCCACCAACAGAAAAATATGAGCCTATACCAGAGCCGTTTCCTTGAGCAAAAAATGAACTAGCACTTCCACCAGCACCAACAGTTACTACTTGTGATCCACTATAGAGATATGTTGAATAAAGTTCAACCATTCCTCCTGCTCCACCACCACCCTTAAATCCTCCTCCAGCACCTCCAGCAATAATTAATAAATCAACAAATCCTGATCCAGTTACATTTAGATTGGATGATGATGTAAACGTATGTACTTTATAGGTAACACCTGGAATTCCATTTGTTCCATCGGCAGTATATGTAGTTTCGGTTCCACCAGTAGCAGATATTACTGTTGATACTGGTTGTGATGGATTTTTTGTACGGAAGATTACTATTCCTGAACCGCCTGCGCCGCCAGCACCAGCACTAGCACCGCTTGAACCTCGACCACCACCGCCGCCTCCTGTATTAACTGTTGCTGCTGTTGGTACTGTGCTACTGTTTGTTCCATTAGCACCACCTCCTACGCCACCTGTGCCAGCAGTTCCACCAGCAGAACCAGCACCCCCTCCTCCAGCATAGTTAACAGATGATCCTGTTATACTGTTTGCCTTTCCAGCACCACCGTTACCTCCAGCAGAACCAGAGCCATTGCTTCCAACAGCAGATGCTCCTCCACCGCCACCGCCGCCATAGTTGGATGCAGAACTTGATCCGCTACCACCATTATTTCCTAATGTAGTTACGCCAGATCCAGCGGCACGAGTTGTAACACTTCCACCACCAGAGCCTCCGTTATCACCAACCCCTGTGCCGTCATCATCTCCACCATTACCACCACCAGGAGCAACTAGTGATCCAAGATAACTTGTGTTGCCGGAAGTGCTACCATTTGAACTTGATGTGCCGCCACCACCAACAACAACAGTCTGTGTTCCAATTGAAAGATAAGCACTAGATGCAATAAGCATAGCACCAGCACCACCACCACCTGCACCGTTACCAGATATTCGTGCGTTGCCTCCAGCACCCCCTCCACCAACAACCAAAGCCTCAACAATTCCAGGGGAATCAATAGTAACTGTTCCTGATCCTGTATATGTATAAATAGTATAGTCACCATATGTTGTAACAGTAGGCGATCCTGTTGTTGCAGATATTGAAGCCCATCCTGACTGATAATTTGCAGGAATTGGAAGAAGTGCATTGGGATAACGAATGATGACTATGCCCTGACTGCCGTTGCCTCCAGCATTACTTACTGATGCTGCTGAGCCACCGCCACCGCCATTACCATATCCAGTGGCATTATCTCCAGCGTTATTTCCAGTTTTTCCAGCCCCACCTCCACCTGTTCCGCCTGACGCTCCCGCACTTGATCCTGATCCGCCGCCTCCAGCACCATAATATGTTAATGTTCCATTAATAGAAGATTGAATTCCAGATCCACCACTTCCTCCAGTTCCACTACTAGAATTGCTACCAACAGAAGCCGCTCCACCACCACCACCGCCGCTAGCAACTGCACCGCCGTTATCAGCACCATTTCCACCAGCATTTCCAAGTCCAGATATTCCATTTGCACCTATTCTTGTTGCATCTGTACTAATACTTGAAAATCCTCCTCCTCCAGATGCTCCCCCAAGGGCTGGTAAAGAGTATGATGCGCCCCCGCCGCCGCCTGGAGATAATATTCCATTAAAACTAGATGATTCCCCACTACTGCCCCTATTATTTCCTGCTGCTCCCCCAGATCCACCAGTTCCAATAGTTACTGGATAAGACCCAGTTGATACGCTACATTGACCACTGATTACTGCGGCACCACCGCCTCCACCTCCGTATTCAGTACTTGCGTTAGCCCCTGATCCTCCTCCGCCACCACCAACAACTAAATACTGAACATCTCCACCACCAGCATAAACATTGAATGCACCAGAAGATGTAAAAGTATGGACGGTATAGGAAACACCATTTTCGCTAATCTGTGTAACAGTTCCACCAGTAGCACGAATAACCCCTTGAGGGTTAAGATTGACTACTTGTGGATTAGATGTGTTAGAGATTGCCATGTGTTTTCCTCATACCGTCCTTTTCTTAATTATAGCATTAGATTGGGTATCGAATGATGACGATTCCTGAACCGCCTGCTGCGCCAGCAACGAGTGCTGATCCACCACCACCACCACCGCCACCACCAGTATTTGCAGTGCCAGCCGTACCCGCTCCAGCCGTTCCGCCAGCACCACCGCCACCAGAGCCGCCAGCACCAGCAGTTCCAGAGGTGCTATTTGTCCGAGCACCGCCACCGCCACCGCCATAGGT